GAGCACTTGCATTTCTAGGCTTTATTTCAGATGGAATTGCATCTGCTGAAGAAGTTTCAACTGCAATCATGCAGCAAGACAAAAAGATCCAAACAGCTTTGAAAGAATTAGAGGCTGTGTCTCACAAAGGATCTTATCAAGAATGGTTATCTAAAAATAAATCTATGTTAGGTGAATTGAAGATTAAAAATCCGATTGCCTACACAACCTTTATGGAAGATTTCCAAGTACATAAAACCAATCTGCAAACCAAAGGAGTTATATAATGTCAGATGATTTTAACACAGAAGCTAAAAAAGAAAGACCAGATCTTGGAGCTGCTTTTATAGCATCAAATAAAAAATCTCCTCAATCTTACGATATGTCAGGAACTATTGTTGTTGATGGAGTTAAGCATCGTTTTGGAGCTTACAAACAAAAAGCTAGTGGCAAAGGCAAAATGGCTGAAGGAACAGAGTTCTATACTTTTTACAGAGTTGAACTTGCTGATGAAGCTAATGGTGCTGGTGCTGCTGATACAAGCTTTAATCCTTCAGAGTTGGAGGCATAAAGTGAATCCAGATAAATTCAAAAGTGTTGCGATAAATATAAAAACTTATCAGTTGCTTGAAGAACTTTCTCAAAGACGATTTGAGTTACCGATAAGTATGTCAAAGACTGTTGAGTTCTATGTTCAAAAAGGTCATGAGGATTTTAAAGGTAAGGATGCCAAGAAAAAATCTTCATAGTCGCCTGGAGGAATTAGAAAATTCCAGACAAGATCAATATGGATCATTTGAGGACAATATGAATAAGATTGCTGCCTCATGGTCCATAATCTTGGACAAGCATTTAATAGAACCAATTCAAGGATGGCAAGTTCCATTACTTTATGCTCAAGCAAAATTAATCAGAGCTACACATAAATTTAAAGAAGATAGTTACGATGATGCTTTAGCTTACATCGTTCAAGCACATGACATGCACAAAGAAAAATCAGAAGAGATTGATACCGATGAGTTACTTGGAATACAAACTAAACCAAGAGCTAAATGGTAGATCTACTTTTGAAAAGGATGAAAAATTTCAATCTGAATATCAGGAGTATTTAAAAGATGAGTATAGAAAAAGACCAGAGCCGACAAATTAATATTAATACAAATATTTTAAAATTTCCTAATCAAAAAGAAAACCTTCAGCTGGAAAAACAACGAATGGAAAATGAAAAATTAATACAGACCATTGCAATGAAGATGGAGCACAATAATTTTGACCAGCTTCCTCTTATTCAAGAAGAGGTGCTGTTGTTATCAAATCATGGAGAAACAATAGAGTTTCCCACACACATAGCAGCAAGGCTTATTTCAGTTCTTGCTACATCATTAAACCGAAACTCATTTATGGAGGATTTATTATGAGGAAAAAAAGAGAAAGTTATATTTCCTATGACAAGGAAACATTTCTTAATGAAAAAACTGGTCCAGTTCAAAGACTGGATAATACAGCTTGGTATCTTAAAAAGAAGATGACCAACAATAATGAAGTTGGATATTTTTTGAATATGCACACTAAATTTCAAGAAATGCCTAATGCTTGTTTTGCAGCAACAGCTGAAAGAACACCAGAGCTGAACATGCCAGAAATTAAAATACAAATTGCTAAATTTATGGAGGTCCACAATGAAAGTCATTAGAGATCAAAAATTTGTTTCTTTTTGTGAAATGCTTGGAGGTAACATGAGGTATTGCAGATTAAAATTTGGATTTCCTCAAAAGTCTTTGGCATATCATATTGGTGTTAGTCATCAGAATGTTCAAAAATATGAAGCTGGAGATATAATTCCATCAGCATATAGACTGAAACAGATTGCTGAATTTTATAAAGTTAAGACCGATGATTTAGTTGATCCAACTTTCATACATAGATCTACAAAATCTAATGAAGCTTTAAATACATCACCATCATTTGATGCAACAAAGTATGAAGAGTTTGACGATGAATATCCGCCAGGATCTGGAGCATTAGAAAATGATCCAAAGATACAAGCTACTTATGATGCAATACTGGAGGACAAATAATGGCAATTTATAAATCCGATCAATTTCATATCGATATTGAAAAGCAAGATTATCCAGATGCTGATTGCAAATATATGATTAGTTTATGGCACACTCCTAAAGACTTGGAGAGCAGAGAACTTATTGCAATAGGTTTATCAGATAACATGCCTAAAGTTCAGAGCACCAGGAACAAAGGCAATGTTGTTGAGAGTGTAACTAAACCACATAATTTAGAAATACCTAATGTCCAAAATAATTAAAACAACAACTGGAGAGGTGGCTTTCGTTCTTGAAGAAACTTTTGAATCTGAAGATAAAGCAACAGATGGAACAGAGCCTCTTACCCAGGAGGTCAAAGAAATGGATGTAAAAATTTCAAACAGTAAGTGGAGAAAATCAAATGAGTAAAGCACCAGTCGATTTAGATTACGACAGTAAAGTACAGAGATTAAAAAGAAGATACCAAGGATTGAGTAGAGTAGCAGCGGCAGTAAATGATTTATATATCTATGGTGTTTATCCTTCTAATTTCCCAAATTTAACTGTTGTACTTGAACAAGCAAAAGATCATTGCAAACAGATAATAAAAGAAACCAAAGCAGAAATAGCATTTATTGAAAATCCTAATGGAATGTATGACCTTGTGATGGATGAAGTGTTAGATGATGCAGATAGAGAAACAGCGAGAAAAGCTAATGATACTGAAGATTAAAGAAAAAATAATATTAGATAAAGAGCAGCAAAAGATAATAACTGAATTAGATAAAACTATAGATCGTCTTGAAAAAGATAATAAAGAGATGGCTAATATAGAGAAGCAACACCAATATATGAATGGTGAGTTACATAAAGAAGTATCTAAATTAAAGAAAGAAAACGAATATCTTAAAAAAGAGAATACAATAATTAGAGAAGGTAACGAACACCTTAAAATTTACAGAGATAAACTTGTTGATGTATTGGAAATATCTCTAACGCATGAGCCTAAAAGAGATGGATATAAGATTGAATTAAATGAGCTTACAGATAAAGGTCCAAAAAGCATATATAAAATAAGCTGCAATGGTGTTCCTACTTATAGAAATATTATAGATTTCAAAAAATAATTCCTTATAAATTAAGAATGTTCAAAAAATTAGCATTCTTTATTTTACTAAATTTACTAATAACCAATTCATCTTTTGCATACGATGTAGATGATATGCCAGAAATTGATTACAGCGATCTGAATGGAAATATTAAAGATCATGGATTTAGAATAATTGGCACAAATGCTGTCATCGCTTTTGGTAAATTTCCAGTAGAAATTATTACTTTAGAAAAAAAAGGATGGATTTTAAAATGCAGAGTTAAATATACAACTGATGTTTTGACTTTTTGTTATTATCCTTAAAAAAATTTCTCACACAGAGCCACAGAGACTGCGATCTTGCAGCCTCCATGAACTTCTATACCTTTTAATTTTCGATTATTTTAGTGAATATATTAGATTTGTTAGCAAGAGCTTTTACTTTTGCCAAAGCTTCTCTCTCTTTAGTATTACCTCTGATTAATTTATTTCCATAAATATCAGAAGAAGTAGAGAACTTGGTATGACCTATTTCGTTTTTAACTCTATTACGATCTAACAAAGGATTAGCATTCATAGCTGTAATCATGTGTGATCCAAATCTATGACGAAATACTTTTGTTGGAAAACCTTTTAATGGAGTTGAAATAACTTTAACATGACCAGCATATTTATATTCTATTTCTGCCAATCCATGTCTTGCATAAGTTTTCCAAATTTGATCTCTGATATAAGCATAACTTATTGGTCCACCATTTTTTCCAGCAAGTAACCAAACATTATCTGGCTTAAATTCCATACGATAATACAGCCACATATCTAAAAATTTTCTAGCATCAACATCTATTTCAATGTCTCTTTTGCTACCTCTATTTTTAGTTTTGTTTATATATTTACCTTCTTTGTAGATACCTCTGATTTTTAATAAGTTGTTTTCCATATCAACACATGAATGATTTGGATGAAAATCTTTTTTAATACCAGATACTTCAGATGCTCTTAAACCAAAGAAATACAACATACAAAATATTGCAAATGTATTTGTTTTATCCAGGTCTTTAAGTTTCATACCTTCATATAAATCATTAATTATTGCAGCAACTTTTTCTTCACTTAAAATATTAATGTCTATTTCTTTTGTATAAATAAGATCATCATCTTGAGGTACTACTCCTAAATGATCGTAAATATTATAAGTCAACATAGAAAGATTAGGATCTTGACCAACCGCATTAGCTCTTCTTAAAAAATGCTTAATATCTTTTACAGATTTACGCATTGCTTTAAAACTAACTCCAGCTGCTTTTAATTTATCCAGGTAAGTTTCCATATGTGTGATACCAAAATCCTTACAAGATACTTGGTCATCCATATATTTAGATATTCTTAATCTATACTCTTGGTCATATCTCTTTAAAGAATGCTCACTAACTCTTCCATCTGGAGAATATAAACTCATCTTCCAATCAGCAAATTTTTTAAAAGCTTGCTTGAATGTAAGAAGAGTAGGTGTTGATGTGATTTGATTTCCTTCAGAAGCTATCATTGCATACATTGCATTTTCAGCATCTGTTTTTTTAATAAATGGCTTGGCAGATACAGTAGATCTGTCGTTTATATTTTGAATTATCCACTTATTATTTTTTGGTGTTACTCTATATAGTTTGCTCATATATATTTAATAGCTTCATGAGATAACTTTCCAAGAATAATTTAGCTCTAATATAACTAGCAGTAAGTGTATCACTATTTAGAAATAGTGAATTATAGTGCCAGTTTTCTAGGAACAAATTATCTTCCGATATTGTCTTGGAAAATAATAACATTGGCTTAACCTTTCAGTTGTTAGTTGTTTTACAACTGGTCTGTGAGGAAAAAGGTAATTTTAACAGTCAACTGCTCTACCAACTGAGCTACCGAGGAATGTTTTAAAAACAATGTGTTTTAATTCAATCCTAGATGACTGTCAAAATAAATAGTGAAAAAAAATTCACTAATTCTTAAAACCACAAATCAGTCAACTACTCTAATAACATAAGTTAGGATTTTCTTATATAGTTAATTCACTATATTTTGATTCACTTTTTAAGCGATAGGATAGGAGAGGAAGGAGATTTTATCTTTTTTTCTTTTTAAAAGCTGATTTCTTTTTGTGAGAATAAGCCTTTGTCTTTTTCTTTTTTTTGTACATATTTATTCCTTGTATGTTGAGACTGGCAATCCTTGTCTGGTGGATAGCCTGGAGTTTGTATTCTACAAAACCTTAAACCTTGAGCATCACAGATGAAGCTTTCAGTTTCAGTTTTACAGTAGTCGCACTTAACAGCTATGACTAGCTTTCTGCCTTTTCGCATATTTGATTTATTTAGTTGTTTGTAAATTTGTCGAACCAATAAAAGATACGACCAAATTGTTTGTCCACATTTAAGAGCTCATTCTGTATTGAACTCATTTGTGATTGTAATTCTGTAATTGAAATTAATGTCCAGGCACTTAATGATAAAAGTATTCCACCAAGTATAGGTAATATCCAGCTATAATCCTTTTTGCCTTTTTTCATGTTTGCTAGGTCTCTTCTTGTGTTTTCTTAGTTTTGGTTTTTTCTCTCTAGGTGTGAAGCTTACAAACTTAATTTTAGCCATTACTTCTTCTTCAAAAATTTAGTAATTCCAGATGATCCAAAAGATCCACCAACAATAGTTAAAATTATTATCCAGAAATAATCTGAAGCTAACTCAAGGATTTCCCAGCCTCTCATCATAGCTTCTTGCAAATATGGTACAAAGTGAGCTACAAAAATTAGACTAAATACAATAACTAACCACTCATCCTTTAAACTGTTATCGCTGCTTTTAAGAGATTGAATATCTACTGTATTAATATGATCTAATTCTTTCTGTTTTAAAATAGCATTTTTTTTTAATTTATGAGTAACAGCTCCAATAGTCTTTTCAGCTATAAGTTTTGTTAGCGGATTTTTAAGTAAAGCAAACCACATTTAATATAACCAACAATTAGGTCTGGCATCAAAACCAAGATCTGCATTTAATAAATCTATATGGATAAAAGTTTTAGCAACACCTAATCCAGTAACTTTGTCTGCAAAGTAAGATAGAATTTGTTTTCTATGTTGAGAGTTAGAGACATGTATATCTACTGCATAACCGCTTGTATGAGGACCAGAGAGACCAGTAGAGGAGACTTTGCTGTTATGGTCTGGACATCTATAAGCTGAAGTAATTGTAAGCGGACCAAGCTCATTTCTAGCTTTTTGTAATAGATCTAATATGTCAGAAGATATTTCTAATCTATCACAACAGCTGCATCTAAACTCATCTGGTTTAAAGTTACACCAATCCTCTTGCCAGTCGCCTGGCTCTCTTATTATTGTCATTTGATTTCCTATTTTAAGTTGAAATAACCTATTGCAGCCGCAGCTAAAGATCCTAGAAATACTAGAACACTTATAACTCCTTTGCCTTTTGAAACACTATCGGAAAGTGTATCTACTTTTTTTTCTAATCTTTGTATTGATGTTAATAAATTATCCATCCGTTCAGAGCATAACTTCTCATGTGAAGATAGTCTTATGCCTACACTTTGTTGAGCAAGTGATGTAACAGATTTTTTTTTAGGCATTATGGTTTAGGTGTATCTGCTTTTACTTTAGCAATAGCATCTTGCCAGTTAGTAGTATCATTAACCTTATCCCAGTATTGCATATCTAACTGTTCTTGTATTGATGGATAAATTCTATCTCTTTGATATTGATTAGCATCATACTCTGCTTGTACCTCTACCATTTTAGCTTCTATGTCAGCTTTAGATATTGGTGTTGTTCCATTTTCCCAAGTAATTGTATTTATATTATCATCTGCAACAGATACTTGAGCATTAGGATTTATTTTAAGTATTGCATTTATTATAATTTCATTTGTCATAATTTATCCTGATATTTCAAAAGCTGTAATTGTTCCTTGATTATTGTTATCAATACCATTTAGATAAGCAGTTCCAGAACCAACAGCTCTAAAATAAACTTGATATGTTAATTGTGATGTTGATGATGGACTATCAAGATATTGCATAGTGTGAGGAACATTTATTAAAGCACTAACTTTAGACCAAACTGTTCCCATTCCTAAATTAGAATTTCCTAAATTGGTAGAATCTCTAAATATTGTTGCTGTAGTATAACTTTCGTTATTGTTATTTCTAATACATGTACTTGCCATAACAAAAACTTTATTTGAAGTTGAACTTGGAGTTATATTTACAGTTAATCCATTACTAGCTGTAACAAAAGAAGTTGAAGTTGTTGTTACTCTACTACTTGTATTTGCAGTAACTATTTGCAAAACCTTACCACCTACACCAGCTGGTAAAGCAGTTATCGCAGATATTGTATTATTGTTTGGTTTAATTAATGCCATATTGTTATACTCCTATCAATGCTTTAACTTCTTCTTCAGTTAGACCTAAGTCTAAAAGTTTTTGTTTGCCAGATGCTTTTTTAGTTATTGCGTCTTGTTCAGCGTCTTTAATAGCTTGTTGATCTATAAGAGCCTGTGCTTCTTCTTGATCTCTTGCAGTTTCTTCTGCTGGTGTAAGATTTATTTTTTCTCCATTTACTAATTTATGTCTTGTCATATTTTATCCTTATTTAATTCCATAGAGTTTAAATGTTCCAGATATATTTCCACTACTAAAAGCAATTTTAAAAGCATCAATAGCAGAAGTAGCTTCATAAACTCCAGCCATTTCAAAAAATTGAATTTGTGCACCACTATTTCTTGTAGTTCCCATAGATTGATAATGAGTAAAATGTGATGAACTTGATGGATTAAAAACTGTAAATTCAAATGCACCTTCTTCATTGGTGCCATTACCAACATTATTCATATTCAATGCAGAACCTGTTGAGTTCAGATCTGTTCTAAATGTACCATCAGTATTTCTATGTATCATTGTATAATAACCAGATGATGCATAACTTGATCCAGCATCTGTACTAAATTGAATAAATATATTTCTATCATCTTCTGATGGAGTAATATTAAAACCTACTATTCTATAATAGGAATATGTGCTATCAATAACAACATCAGATACACCATTTTTAAATTCAACACTTGATGCACCACTAGCTGTTACAGTTTTAATTAAATTTAATCCAGATGATGGTGTAGCAAAAGTATTATCTCCTCTTAAAAAGGTTGTAGCATCTTTAGTTCCAGATGCTGTTAGCTTAGCAAGTGAAACTGTACTGTCAGACGGAACACCCAAGTCTAATACATTACCTAGTATTTGAATGAAGTCGATCACATCTCCTGTAACTAGGTTTGATGCAAAGGTAATTGTAGAACCAGATACAGTAAATGAACTTCCAGGTTTTTGTAAAATACCATTCAAACTAACCAACATGTGATTAGCACTTTCTGGAGATACATTTACAGATGATACTTGCATAGTGTATGCAGCTTGACCATTGACTACTGATATTGCATCGCAGACTTGGAAGTTTCCTATTGTTGGTGTCTTACCTATATATGCCATTCATTAACCTTTTGGATT